GATACCGTAAAGATACTGATCTCTGGTACGTATATTTAAAGAAACAGAATCATAAGAACCTGTAGATATACTCCAAGAAGTAGAAAGAGAATACTGATAAACTACGTCAAGGTTATAATCCACCACATACACTTTAGAGCCATCTTGGCTGAAAGCCATTTCATATGGAGAGTCTACTTCAGTACCTACAAGCAAATAAGCAGAGTCATAAGAGGCTGTGGATACATTCCAAGGAGTAGAAAGAGAATACTGGTAAATTTTGTTATAAGAGGATCCTAATATGTACATCTTAGACCCATCAGGCTTAAAGGCTACACTATATAAAATGTTATCCTCATCAGATACATCAAAAGAAACGGAGTCATAAGAAGCTATCGATAAATCCGGAACATGGTAAGCACTCGTAACTTGTTTCCAAGTGCCTCCATCATTGACCCAAACTTCTTGAATTTGTTTCCAAACACCCCCGTCATTTACATAAGGATCAGCCTCTTTCCACACGCTTGAATCGTTTACATGTAAAGTCATGATTCCACCTTATACCAAACATCACCAGATGATCCACCAGATGGATCTGATGTTGAAACTGTTAAAGCCCTTTCAGCCATAGTTCCAATGCTGCACATTGTTTTGACCTGGGCAGCTGTCAGCTCTTGCGGAGTACCTGCCGTAGATACTCTACCCACAATCCTATCAGCGGTCATGCTGGAATGATCAGAAGCTCCATTTATAGCATGAGCTCGTGTATGCAGTCTTGAGTCACCTGTATCAATTAAAGTAGCATCCGAAATCTTGCCATTTAAAGCAGCCAGAGTAGAAGCTGAATGCTCTGATCCTGCCACAGCATGAGAAGAAGGTGTACGGGCATCTGATAGCCTGGCATCAGCTGTGTCAATTAACGTGGCATCTGACACCAGTGCGTTGAGTTCAGCTAAAGTAGCTGAAGTGTGGTCTGCTCCACCCAACGCGTGAGCTTGTGTATGAAGATCTGTATGGTCATATGTTGCCTCATGCGTAACAACAGAGTCTACTGAAAGTGCTGAGATGTCTGCCTGGATATCATTTATTTGGGCCAATAGAGTTGCTTCACCATCACGAGCATTTGTAACCTCTGTAGTTACAGTTACAATGTCTGCCTGGATAGCATTGATCTGAGCCAGAAGGCTTGCTTCCCCATCCCGTGCTGCTTCAATCTCTGCAGTGTTTGTTGCAACATCTGCGTGATCTGAACCGTCACCAGCTGTATGTATTGTATTAAGAGAGATGCCCGCCTGGATAGCATTAATCTGGGCAAGTAAACTTGACTCACCATCTCGTGCTGCTTCAATCTCTGCAGTGTTTGCTGCAACATCCGCATGATCTGAGCCATCACCTGTTGAGTGTGTAGTGTTCGTTGCAACGTTTGCGTGATCTGAACCATCACCAGCTGTGTGTATTGTATTAGGAGAGATGTCCGCCTGGATAGAATCGATCTGGGCCAGAAGGTTTGCTTCCCCATCCCGGGCTGCTTCAATCTCTGCAGTGACAGTAGTAATGTTGGCTTGTATATCATTGATCTGTGCTAAAAGATTTGCCTCACCATCACGAGCATTTGTTACTTCAGTTGTAACAGTAGAGATGTCTGCCTGGATATCATTTATTTGGGCCAGCAAAGTTGCTTCACCATCACGGGCATTTTCGACTTCAGTAGCTATAGCAAAGAGCTCAGTCAAATCTCCTTGAATTTTGGTAACAAGTACATCACCAATATAGTCACTTGAAGTAAAAGTATCTTGAGCCATATTAATGTTCCTTTAACTTTCTAAGTTTAATAACAAAGCCATCAACATATATTGGTGTCCCAATAACTTTAAAGTCTTGGCATTCAAATTGTATGGCAAAACAATGAATATTTACATCAAAAAAGGCCGGGCTACCGCCTTCAATAACAGCTCGATCTGCTATATCTGAAATAGGAATATCTTCAACTTCAGCTATAGTCAAATCATCAGCTAAAGGATATGACCTTGTAAAAGCTGAATAAACTGTTCGTCGTGACCTATTCACATATACATTTAGAGTAAACTCTAGTCCCGTTCTGCAAGCAAAAAGAGTTTGAATTTGTTCAATATCAGCTTCTTGGAAAACAGTTTCCATATAAGCTGTTTTAAATTTGGGCTGTACGTATGTGGTTGTCAAATCCTTAATAATAGAATCTGATAAAGTATAGATTTTCCCATCAGAAGCGCCTATCATGAACTCACCTTCAACCATACAAAACTTAGTTGGCTCTGCACTTGAAGGGAGTACATTTTTATAGCGCACCCAAGGAAATCTTACAATACCATCATTATCCCGAATTGGCTGTTTAACATGGCACACATGAATATATGTAGGAGCATCTGGAAAAAAAAGCCAATACTGTCCGTCATAAGGATAATACCCAGAAATAGCTGATGAGGACCAATTTTCAAAAGCGTCTTTTATTGAGTCTGAAACTGGTTGAGTACGAAGATCACCATACTCTTCAACACCACTTAATGTAGTAACTCCGTCTTGTGACCCACACCAAAATTCGTTGTTTGTGTTTTGAACAAGTCCTGGTGTCGACCACAAACTTTGAAACATACTGGTTATCTGATAGTCAGAAGGATCATAGCCTGTAAGCATAGCAACAAATGGATGTTCCTCTGTGCCTATTATAACAAGACTGTCATAAAGAACACCTAAAGCTCCTACAGGATAAGAATTTTTACCTTCATCTAGAACCCCAAGCCAACCAGCCTCATTCGTAGTTGACCAGTCTAAATGTGTTTGATTCCCGAAGTAAAGACGTCCAGGCTCATCAGGGTCTTTTATAAAAGGGCTATCATTAAAGATTATGCCATCTTCTGCTTTAGGTGGCAACCCTGGCCAGACGGTTATACAAGGATCAGCTGTTGCTGTATTAGTCCAAGTTGACCCATCATAAGTATACAGCACGCCACCCGATACAACAGTTGACTGAAAGACTTTAAAGCCATCACCTTCAACACTGACATAATAGTCAGTAGAAGCTGCAAGTTCGGCTGTAATATCTCCAGCATCAAAAGTAACCTCAATCTCTTCAGGAGCTGAACTTGAGATAGGTCGATCATAATCTTTTGTTGCTACTACAGAATCATCACTGACTTTTCTAATCTTTATTGTAATATCAGCTGTAGTAGTCTCTTGAACAACTACAGCTACTCGCGTAGGTGGCATTGTAATACCAGTACCATAATTTGGCGTGGTAAACTTAGCTGCAACTCGTTCTACCCCACCAACAGACTCTGTTGTACTATCATCCTGATAACCTGTGGCATTATTGTAAATGGCTCCATCGTAATCGCCATCGTCATAAGCAAGATCAATTTCAGTGATGCTTTTGATATACTTCAGATATCCACCATCACAGATCAAACAGGTATTGTTGTATGGGATAAGCTTTGAAGGGCCAGCAACTGTTCCGATTTCTGTTGGTACCAAAGAGCCATTCAAGTAATAAATCTTTGTACCAGCAGATATAATGACATAATCAGTACCACCTATATTAGCTGATACTATGTCATATATTGCTGCTGCAGCCGCCACAGTTGTATGTGCTTTAAACCGTGGGCGTGATTCCAAACGCCCACCCGGATTCATCTTGAAGTCAATACAATAAGCAAGTTCTTTGGGATCTAATTGAAAAGCTGGAACACTGGTATTCTCACCCAGAGGAAACCGTTGGAAGGACATCATCTCCCGTTCAACATCTTGAAAAGGAATTTGGGCTAAAGATTCTAAATGATTAGTAAACATAAGACCCCGCAAGAGAATAAGTTAAAGCACCATGCTTTTGAATCATTCGAGCTAAAGCTCTTTCCCGAACATTGTTTGCCATGATGGCTGCAGTAGAAATGTCATACTGCCGAATCATTTTACAAGTTAAAATCAAAGTCCATCTTAAAGCATCATCCCACTCACCATCCCAGGGAAGAGTGTCAGCTAAAGCAGTTAAAGCTGTAGGACGTGCATCCCAATAGTAAGCTATAATAGCCTCAGTTCCTTGGTTGTAAAAAGTTATTCCTGAACTTGTTTCGATATAAGAAAAACGATCGGGGTAAAGCTCCGAATACCTCGGAACAAGATTTGTTTTATCAGCATAAACACCATGAACCACAATGGCATCTTTACTGGCAATAGCCAGAGTATCGACACTCGCAGACAGTGTAGTCGAAGCAGAACTCATGATGGCTTTGCAATTTACACCACGCATATCATCATAAAAGGAATTGAGAATATCATTTGCCATAGAAATGAAATTGGCATCAGTAAAATATTCTGTTGCTTCTTCCCTGATATGAAGACGAACTTTTGCGACTACACTGCTGAGAGTACCCATAATTTACTCCTCTGTTTCAGACTCTGTTTCAACGTCGGGTTCGTAAGGCCCAACAACATTGATAGCAAACCGAGCCCGGTCTTTGTGCAACACCACCTGGCCAGTGATGTGATCCCAGGTCGCTTTGTATCCTGGGAACTGCGTCTCTGCCGCTTTAAGCGGATTGAGCTCTTCATAGACTCCAGACCCTTCCGGGATAGCTACTGTGTAACGCTCAACAGCATCCCGTAAGATATTGATTTGAACCTGGGAGAGCAAGGACTCTTGGTTAGGCCAGCATACAGCCCGGCCATGAGCCAAGTCTCCCAGGTCATTAACAGGAATAGGATTGTCCCTTTCCTTTCCTTCTGCAAGTAAATGATTTACAACAACGCGGAAAAGTTGTCGCCGAGGATCTTTTGTGTCGATAGGCATAGTTATTTCCTTAGGTTAAGGGTTACAGATTAGAGATCGGTTACACCGTGCTCAATCCGGTACAGGAAGTTGTCATTCAGGATTTTTGCCACGGTGTAAGCTTTCCAGCCTGAGGTATTCCGCTGGTTCAACGGGTCTTCGGTACCGGAAGCTTTTGCCTTTTTGATGATGTTCTCAATCCCTTCTTTCTGCAGAGGGATAACACCATAGGCATCTTTGGCCAGAATCAGAGTCTGATACACATCACAAGCCGAGCTGGCTGAAGTGTAAACCAAGTCATTGGTTACAGCTGTTCCACCGGCATCAGCAACGACGCCAGCATTTGTGGTTACCAGGAACCGAACGCCGAGGCACTCACCAATTTCCGTTTCCATCACATCTTTCTGAGATGAATACTTTTCAACCGGAATAAAATTGGTGAGGCCTTCCAGGTCTTGCCGGCAATCAGTATGTGTGATACCAATGAAACCAGGCCGCAACGGTGTAGTACTGACTTTAACCGTCGGAGCATTCATGGACCGGAGTTTTTTGGCATTGGCACCTTCAAGGGCCCGAATAACCGTTTTGATGTCTGCTTCACTGATTGCTGTAATAATACTATCTCTTCCAACCACGCCATTGGCATAGCGGACTGAGGTACCAGCCAGCAGAACAGCACGATGAATTGTATCGATTGACAGGCCAGCCTGCTCACCGAGAATTTCACCAGCTTCGATCAGAATCGGGTCAAGACCCATATCCAGCAATTTATCAGTGATAATGACATAGTCACCATACTGGCCCATAGTTGCTGTGATTTCAGTTGCACTCAGCTGTTTCCCGGTAGGTGTAACACCTTCACTCAGCTGGGTGGTGTTTACCGCGAGAGAACCATAGCGCCGAAAGGTAATCTTGCTACCTTTGTTTTTGGGAATGGGGCGCGTTTGACCGAATTTGCTGTACAGCAAAACCGGGAGAGCTCTCTCCAGAAGGTTTCTATCGTAAAAACCCTCAATGTTGATGTCAATTGTAGAAGTAGTAGTAGCAGCCATTAAAAAATTTCTCCTGGGTTATTCGGACAAACTAGTCCGTGGTTGTAGTCAGAGCTGCAGGGGCTGAAGCTGTTACAGCAGCAGGATCAGCAGCTGTTACAGCAGCAGGATCAGCCGCGGTCATTGCAGCAGCACCAGCATAGTCTTCATCAGTCACACCGGCGTCAGCATTCAGTTTTGCAATCAGTGTATCGAAAGCCGTATCCAGAGCAGTAATGTCTGCAACAGCATTCACTACTTCTCCTCTGACTTCGATGACGTCATCATTGATCTTGACGACCTCAGCACGGGTTGCAGTGACGTCTGTCACCAGTTTTACAACCTCTGCACGAATAGCAGCCATATCTGCAACGATAGCGTCCAACACTGCGTTGAGATCAGCTTTATACTGCGAGGTATGCGCATTTACTTGAGGCATTATTTAATATCCTTTCGCTTTACGGATTTGCTCGTTAAAGTCTTTGTTACTAAGTTCCCAAACATTTTTTCGTGGGGCAGGCCTTGAAGCAACACCGCCACCGCCACGGAGATTAAAAGTACGGCCACCCCTTTGAGCAGCTGTACCACCACTGTTCCCACCCGCAACCACTTCGGACTTTACTTTGTCGTAAAACTTGACAACTTCTGTGGCACTCTGAGTGATCCTTGAGTACTCGTCCACAGTAAGCTTTTTGATCGCGTCAACAAGAACAGGTTTCACAGTTTCAAAGTGCTGTGGGTCTCGTTGACGCAAAGCCCGTACAATAGGTGACTCAACCTGGCCACCCTGGCCAGTAGGCGCATTAGGAGCAGTGGTCTGTTCTTGTTCTTCTCGTCTTGGCGAAACGATGGGTGTTGTCTTCGCCAAGACTTTCTCCATGTTATCACGGAACCAATCGTCTTCAGAGTCGAAGTCTTCCCGTTTTGATGGAGCCGGCATAGTCTTCCGAATTACATGCCGGTTGATGATACTCTGAAGTTCTTCGTCACCTTCAACAAGTTCAATAAGCCGGCGATGGGGTGCCAACTGAGAAGTTTTCTTCTCATAATCGTACCCCTTCTGTGCCAGATTAATCGCCTCTTGCTGGGTAACCTCAATAGCCTGACCATTGTGAATAAGGGTAATCTTCTGCTCAGTTTCCCTTTGGTTTAAAGGGTCTTCGTCCTGAGTAGTATCCTGTCCCCCTAAATCAGTTTCATCAGCCTGATCATAAGTTGATCGACCTTCGTCAGTTTCTTCAAAATCATCATCCTGGTCTTGCTGATCTAAACCTTGGTTTAGAGCTTCTGCGTACTCTTCATCAGTCAGATCATACACGTCTTTGTCGCTCATGTGGAGCCTCCTGTTTTTGGTACATGTAGTACTCTGTTAATTGTTTCTGTTCAACATAACCCAAGAGTCGGGCTTTCAGTCTCTGTAATGCTCTGGTATTAGCTACAACTAATTGAAAAGTTGAAAGATTAGTACCAAAGTCCAGACTTTGAAAAGCCTCATAGTTCTCTTGATCCTCTTGTTCAAAAAACTCAGCTAAGAGACCGAGGAGGTCTGCTGCTTCGGTGCCTCTAGTGATGGCACGTTGCTGTTCCTCGCTTGGGCTGTTTGCTGATAAATTCTCCCGAATAGGTCTATCTTTTGTCGTGTCGATGACTCTACTCCTTTCTGTTTAAGTTTCTGTGCTTCAATAAATAGTTTTGCCTTTAATTCTTCCTGAGCTGCGGCGATTTCACCAAGAACTTTAATCTTATCGATATTAACGCCTTCACGTTCAAGTTCCACTTTAAGACGTTCCATTTGCATCTGCATCTCTTGAATCTGTTGCTGCATTTCTTGCTGTTGCTGTTGTGCTTCTGCAAACTCTTTAGCAGATGAAATATAACTCGTTGCTTCATAACCAAGAGCCTGAACATACTTAACAGCAACATTACGCATTTTATCCGGTGATACAATACCAGGATATTTACTATTCAGATCAACAAGAACAGCAGACATCTGTAAGAGCTTCTGAGACTCTGCTTGTCCTACTTGTGCCTCAGCACCCATATCAGCAATAACCTCAATACGACCCTGAATCATCTCAGGTGTGATCTGCATCTCTTCACCATTGATGACAGCAGTAAAAGGTTCTTTGAGATTTTTCTGATAAAGCAGAACAGCTTTCTTAAAGAAGTCTTTAAGACCACCCTCAGCAAAGAGACGACCAATAAGTTCAATACGTTTAAGAGAGGCATTCATAATTGTCTGCAGACCGTGGGCTGTCTGATTCAAAGTGTTTGCATCTGTACCCTGGTTATACCGTGTAGAACCTGTACGATTTTCTTTAATTGATTCTATGTACTCAAGTAAAGAAAGATTTGATGCATCAAAACCTGAAGGTGCAACATTCTTAATTTTATCGGGATCAATAGAGAAAACGTCACCTGGAACATTCTGCAAAAATCGTTCTAAATCGATTGGCGTGTTTGGTTTCATGAACCATCGGCCAGCATTGTTGAGATCGAAGTTATCAAGCATTTTCCGCATAAGAGCAGTCTTCAAATTCTGCAGCTCAACAATGAGATCGGCATATGCAATGCCTTGAAAATTATAGCAATCAATGATAGGACTAAGCTTGCTGTGAGGAACAAAGTTAACTTCGTTTAATTCCCAACGTATCATAACGCCATTGGCAATATAAACCTTGATGTCTTCAAGAAAGCCATCACCATTTACATCCAATCGAGTTATCCATTCAGAAAGTTGAACCCGTCGTTTTGGCCCTTCTTGTTTTGCACCAGCATAATCATTCAAGATTTCATACTCATAATACTTCTTCATCTCACTATCATTACGATAATAAGAGTCAGCCTGAGAAGCCACAGTTTCGACCAGATCAAGGTTATAGAAGTAAGAGTCTTCATCATCAGAGAAAGCTTTATTGATCCGACGTAAGTAGTCCAAAGTAACAATAGTTGTAATGCCTTTCCCGAACTCATCATTCATGTGCTTAGTTTGCTCTTCAAACACAAACTCCCAATGAGGAGTATTAGAACACACAAGCATGTCTTTTGATATACGTTCGTAGGTTCCTTGAACTTCTATCTGGCCAGTGGGTGGATGCAGACGCGTTTGAGCAATGGTAATCTCGGGTCGAGCAGAAAGTTCATCTAATCCTTCGGCATCCAGGATTTCGGAGAACTCTTCGAGAGTGTAGTCTTCTTCCCAGAAGAGCTTTACATATGCTGACCCTGAGACCAGAGCATCTTTGAACCAGGTATAAAATACTGTGAAGAGCCCTGCTTCTTCATCAGTATAAAGATCTTTATAGATCTGGTCCATAAGAGCCTCGCCTATTTGCTTCGCTGTAATGCCGAGTTCTCGAGACGTATCGTTAAAGATCTTTACTTTAATCTTATGATCCATTGATGTAAAGAGTGCAATGAGGTTAGGCAGAACCCATTCAACAGTCTCAAGAAGATCACGAGACATGTATTGCGATCGACCAGCAACTTCATTCCCGAGGGGTCGACCATAATAACGATCCCAGTTATCTGAGCGCTGTGGAACAATAACCTCTTTCTGGAACTTGATTGCTTCATCGAGTTCTGCTCGAACAGCAGTTTCAATTTCCTCCCAGGTCATCTCCTCTTGCTCTTCAATATCAGCAACGTATTCTTTTTCCGGTTTAGTATTCATACACGTACCTTACTAATCCTTTCAATATATCTGTCTCGAGCTGCAAGATCTTCTGACCCGAACCATGTGTTATTAAATACATCCTCTTTAACACCTAATGAAACATATCTTAGTGCGTCAGCGGGATGAGCTGCCCAGTTGTGTAAAGGCTTATCATTATATTTACCGAGTTTTTCATTCCATTCTTTACGATAAACCTGGAGTCCACCAAAGCCTGAGTTATCCCCAGAACAACATTTCTCTGAGTCAAACCAGAAACGGTTGAACATACTTCTGGTCCGGTTTATCCCAGCCATTACATCCATTTCTCGCGGGAGTTCGATGAATTGGATTCCGACTTTTGCAGCGATTTCAGTTCGCGTCTCAGGTTCATCATAAGCCGAATGCTGACGAGAGCCCAAATCATGAGGACCAACGTGACAACCATAAAGATATCCTTTCCCATCTAAGATTTGCTTGTAGTGAAGAAAACCTTTATCTGTGTTAGCATAGTAGTCAATAAAGTGAATTGCTTTACCAACTAGCTGTATAAACCAAATAGCCATCTGATCATAAATCCCCAAGTCCCAAACAGTGTGGACCGGAAGAGATTCATCATATGGTACTTTTGTCAACCGTCGTTCATGGATCAAACGACGAATTTGCAGTTCATAATATGCACCACGAAGAGGCACAGAAAAAGCTTCTTCAGGCGTTGAAGGATATTCTCGTACCATTTCGTCTTGTTGCACCTCCCATTTTTTCCAATACCATAACTTCTGGCCAGGTGAGAGACTGATCCCATCTAACTTCTCTAAATCCTCAAAGTACTCTTCGAGAACCTGAGGAATCTTATCAAGGTCCTCATCTTCATCCAGCTGATACTCAGGATGATGATGCCAGGGAAAGAAGAAGGCTTTAAAGTCCAAAAGTGAAAGCTTAGTATTAGCACGAAGTTTACCCAAAGCATTTATTGTTATTGTGTGAAAGTCTCCAGTGTTACCCTCTGCTGTTGATTCAATAAAACAGTAGCAGCCAGCCTGAATTGTATTGATTGCACCTGTTCTAATTTCACGAGCTTTTTCAGGAAACTTAGCACAAAGTTTCCCATACTCAGACACATGAAGAAATTGTAATGTGTCAGACCTCAGCGATGTCCCTACTGTTATCGAGGAACTATTGTTGAACCGATATTGCTTAGCTGAGTCTGTGTTTGCTGGGCGCATCTGCCGAATTTCTTCAGGCAAGTTCTCATAAGCAAACTTAACTTTTTTCTCAAAAAACTTCTCAGCATCATCTCTATTGTGTGCTATGATACCACACGAAGTATAAGAGTTAAACAGTGCCTGGTCTAAAAAGAAGATGCAGATAAATGTAGTCATCCCAAGCTGCCGAGCTTTTAGGATAACGTTCATATACCACATTGATCGGTACAAGATAGCCTGAGCCCAATTGAGACGAAACTTAACCTTATTCCCCTTCTTATCTATAATATAGTAGAGGTTATTAAGGCGCCAGTACTGGCTTTTAAGTTTGTCTACTTGACTCATTAAATACCTGTCACCATCTTGAGAATTGATATCCCGTACCGATCCCAGCTCTGTTGAATAGCTAAATACTCGAGCCGAACAAATGAGCCAATCACCAGGCCTTTATCTTCTTCTGTCAAAGCTGGTTTTGCCGCAAGACTGTCCAGGGTGTCAATCACGTCTGTTGCCAAAGGCGTGATGTTTAGCTGGTACTCAGCAGCTAAGACACCCTTGATCAGACCAGAGATATAAGGCCATGCTTTAATAGACTCTTCAGCATTTACAGTGCCTTGTAGTGCAGCCTCTTGATAGCTTGTACCTATTCGTGTCCCGATTGATGTGGCAACTTTAGACGAGGCACAGCCAAAGGTTAACAGAGAAAGGATAATAATAAAAGTTATAAAGGCTGTTCTAAAGTATGACATTCTCTTGCTCCTTTGGTAATTTTTTAGCATCTCCATCGATCTCTTCAAGTAGCTGCTCCAAAGACTTCTGGAGTGTATTGGCCAACCCTTCAATGTCAATAGCTGCAGGAACCTTAATAGCTTCACGGATCAACTGCTGCCGATCAACCACTTTGGCATGGGCATCTATGAGTTGCTTGAGCTCTCTTGCATCGACGAACTGGTTATTGGCTTTCTCATGTATGAGCTCTGATGCCTTAGCCAAACTGGCCAGGAGGTAGTCTTCGGATATAGCCAACTTTTCCCAGGCCCGAGCAGTCTGCAGAGCAACGAGACCTGACATGCGGATACGTATACTCTTATATGTTTCGTTGACACGGGTTTCAAAAGCTGCGATTTGATCTGGAGTGCTGAGTTCTTGTGGGTGGATATCATTCTCAAGAAAGAAGTCTTGAAGTGCTTTGGGTGTTACTCGATAATCACTGGCCAGTGTGGGTATGCTTTCCTCGAGGTACTGGTAGCGGTAACAGAGTTCTTCCCGAGCTGGGAGGGATAAGAGTGCTGGATCACCAACAAACTGGCGAAGAGGAGCACCTAAGGTTGACTCCTCATTATCACGGTATCTTGAGAAAAATGATTGTTCCATATTTTATTATAGTAGAGGCGCAGTGGAATGTAAATAGGAAAAATGGCGAACGATATATGTGCAATACTTTTCATCGGTCATAGAAGACGTAACATATATTGGAGAAATTGGTTACACCTCCGATGGCTACAGTCATAAAACGTCACATTTTCTGTGAAAGTCATTGTGAAAAATTGGTTACACTCATCGACTGATCGGCTACAGTCATAAAACGTCACATTTTCTGTGAAAGTCATTGGAGAAAATTGGTTACACTCCCATCGACTGATCGGCGAATCCCACTCATTTAATGAATGACCCCCAGCCGTCTTTTGAATACCATTCATTTAATGAAGATCCTTGGCACTCAAGCCTTTCATCTTCATACCCAAATTTAATTAATGAATATTAATCTGGCGAAGCTAAGATTCATTTATTGAGTGACACCCATTTAATAAATGAATCCAATTCATTTCACGCACACAATTCATTTCATGCACGACACTCATCTATTGAGTGGCATTCATTTATTGAGCAGGATTCATCTCACGCATGACATTCATTTCACGCACGTCATTCATCTATTGATTGTCATTTATAAAAAGGTTTCAATTAATAAAATAAACTATTTACTTTTGATTTTTTCTATGATATAATATTTTATAACAAATTGAGAATGGCTCAATTTGAAAATTCAACAAGTTTGACAGGAGGTATGACCATGAGTAAAAAAGAATTGAGTAGAGAAGAGTTACTGGCAATTTTGGCTGAAAAGGACCAAGAACTGGAAGCACTGAAAAACAGCAACGGGCAGACCATGCCTGAGCGAGTGTTCAGTCTCATCGAGCAAGGCTACCGGACAATTGAGGAGCTTGCAACTGAGCTGAAGACCAACAGCCGGAACATCAGCTCCAACCTGACCTACATCAGACGCGAGCTGAAACCCAAGGGCAAATGGTTGGTCTCCAGCAAGATCGATGGCAAGACCTACCTGAAGATCATCGATCTGGCAGAATTTGGCTGGATGTAAATCACAACAGAGTCCCACCATGTGGTGGGACTCACCACAACAAGGTCCAGCTGAGAGATCAGCTGGACCTTTTTTATTTTATTTATTTTTCCCGCACAGACAGACGAAAAGGCGCAGCTGGGTTTCCCAGCACAGACAGACTAAAAAGCCTAATCAAGTTGGGGGGAGGGGTTGGCGCAGTACAGACAGAACAAGAGGCCAACCCTGGCCAGTGGTGACTCTAGGGACTAGCGCAGCACTGTGAAAATAGGATAGAAAAAGTGTTTACAAGGATGCACCGATGTTATATAATATAGTTATAAGATTGAGGACGACCTCAGTCATAACACAACTACAGGAGGTATCACCATGACAAAAGAACTGAGTAGAGAAGAACTGCTGGCAATCCTGGAAGAAAAAGACCAAGAACTAGAAGCACTGAAGAACTCGGCTGGACAGACAATGCCAGACCGGGTATTAAACCTGATCAATTCAGGGTACCGGACAATTGAGGAACTGGCCAGTGAGTTGAAGACTAACAGCCGGAACATTTCATCCAACCTCACTTATATCCGGCGTGAGTTGAAGCCACAGGGCAAATGGCTGGTGTCCAGCAAGATTGACGGACACACTTATTTGAAGATCATCAGTCTGGAAGAGTTTGGCTGGATCTAGAACAGTACTGTAAATTAGAGGTGGGCTGTGGAAACACAGCCCACCTTTTTTATTTTAACAAATTCCCAGTACAGACAGACGAAGCAGCAGTGACAAAATAGCACATATAACGTGTTGTAAAGAATGCGATATTTTGCGTTCGTTGCGTTCTGACCAGTGGGTGGCGAAATTTCGTTGCGCGTGGCTTTTCTACGCATACCTAAGTACTTGAAATTACTACCTTTTTACTCTATTTTGTATTATTGCTTTATACTTAAAGATTATATAATTAAATTTTTATCTATAAGTAAACTCTGCGGTCATAGAGTGCCACAGAACGAGTGCACCACCGCCGGAGCTCACCACCACCGGAGAAAGTTTCAAAAAAAAAAAAAATTCACATTTTGCTACGAAGAGCTAAAAATAGCTAGTATTCTTAATGATTTCAAGTACTTAGGAGATCGCGTTCTTTTCTCGCGTTTTTTGCGTTCCCCTAACTATTTGATTTTATTAGCTTTTTTTCGTTGCCTTTTTCTCACCTTTTTCGCTAAAGCGAATCACAAGGAACGTTATATGTTAAGTTAATATGTTAAGTTAATATGTTAAGTTAATATGTTAAGTTAATATGTTAAGTTAATATGTTAAGTTAATATGTTAAATTAATATGTTAAGTTAATATGTTAAGTTAATATGTGCCCACCTCATCCATTCCCTCCTAAACACACTGGTCAGTGCTGTTACTTGCACCTATAACGTTCGAATAATTTATTATGTACTTTTCTTAATATTTTTGATATAGTAGATGTATATATAATTTTTAGCTACACGTAAATCTTATTAACCAAAGGAGTATTTATGAGAAAAGAAATCACCCCTCAAGATCTCGAGGACATGCTTGCACTTTATCAGATGGGTGTGTCACTCAGAGAAATTACCCTCACTCTACGCATCCCGTATTCACAGATATATAAACACATTAATCGATTCAAGCTTATACTACCGCCCAAGCAATCACCTGGCCAGTTCCTTTATTCTCATCCTCTATTCAACCAACTCAAGAAGGGAGTATTAACTGATGCTGTCATACATGCCACCAAAGCAGATGCAAGATGACCAAATCTGGACCTTAGTTATCGCCAACATCCGTGATAACAAGGTGCCTGAGTATTATTATACAAAACGTAAGATGCCTCTCTTAACTTACCAGGCAGCAGTAGAGCGGTATAATCGCATGCCACAGAAATATGCTCCAGCTATTGGAATTGTATCAAGTGATTATATTGTCCTGGATATAGATAAAACCACCTGGCCAGAGGAGATCCAAAATTTACTTAAAGATCATCCCACACTCCACCACAAGTCAAAATCGGGCAATGGGTTTCGGGTGGTCTATTCTACAGAAACACCCTTACCAAAGAAGATGATGGCATTTGAACATGGCGAGGTCTATTGTGGTGCGTTTGTCACTATGAACCCACCATTACAAGATGAGCAGCAAGACTATTCCACCGATACTATAACATCAATAGAGCCTCAAGTTCTCGCCAACTACTCACCTAAGATTAAGAAGCGGCTCAACAACATCGCCCCAGAACACTCAGCATTGACACACATTTCCAACTACCCAGACGGAGAAAAGTTGTTTCAGGAAGCACGGCAGATCTTGTCTATTTTACCAGCCGATGTTACTCCTCTTCTTGAGACAACATATGAGCTAAGACTCAAAGACTTTGAATTGACATCATATTCACATTGGCTCTTGGTATCACATGCGTTGGCAGATCTTTGTGTGGGCGTTGCAAGAGACTATGACTTAGGACCACAACTCAAGCAACTATTCATTGAGTGGTCACGGCAGTCACAGTCATTTATTTCTGATGAGGACGTGGAGGAGAGATGGTCGCGATCACTACATGAGACCATTACTGCTAATAAACCCATTGTTACTTTCAGCACACTACGAAAACTTTATTGGGGCTATAGAATTCCCATAGAAGAGTTTCCTAAGATCAAGGTGGACAAGAAAGGTAATACTACTATCGACACCTCTGATCCACGAAACTTTGAATTTCTCACGCGGCGACTTAAGCTCACACTGGTCAGAGACTTCTACACAGGACTGGTCTATATTAAGGGGCCCAAAGCTATTATTCGTCACTATTTCACTTCTGGCCAGGGTGACTTCTTGACTAAAGAGAATGAGAACATATCTATACCTTTTTTGGAGAAGTATAGAAATGATGAAGACTTGCAATTCCGTTTAGTTAACCTGTTTAGAGACTTTGGCATTTCAGGTGCAGCTAAGACACAACCTATTTTTGCTGGGTTTTATCAACAAGGTGAAGAGTTGATTGATGCTATGTATCTGTGGTTGACAAGTAAACCCTGGGATAAGACACCAAGGTTTATGGATACAATAAAAGCTTCGATACAGTTTGATCCCACAGTGCTGCAAGATCTTAGGGATCATGAGCGCATGTATACTCTCATCTGGAAACATTGCTTAAATATGGTGGGGCTCAGAGCTAAAGCAAACAGATATCTTACAGGTTCTGAACTGCCTGAGGATAGACTTAAGCGCGCTCAGGGTATTCTTATTTTAGCAGGGTATCAGTCAACACATAAAACCACCTGGGTAGAGTGTCTTCTACCATCTAAAGCAGATGCTGTCAACTCTGTAACACCCTCATCTATGCGAGATACCTTGGAGATGCAGAGAGCACTCGCGGGTGCCTTTATTTTAAATATTGATGAGGTTGACGCAGTCCTGGATAAAATAGATCTGTCAGATTTTAAGAATGTACTCACCCAGGAGAAAGACACGTATCGGACGATGTACACCCAACAGTTTAGATCTTTACCGAGAGCAGCTGGGTTCTTTGGGACTACAAATAAATCCCACATGCGCCTGGATAGAACTGGGAATAGAAGGTTTTGGATTGTTCCTGTGAAGTCATGTGATGCTTTGCCTTTTCTTGAGTGCGACTACCAACAACTCTGGGCAGAAGCGCTATATTATGCCGAGAATACGCCTATCGACGAATGGAATATGTCTTCTGACGATAAAGACTTTATCAATCGAATAGCTATGGAATACCAGAAAGAAAATCAAGGAACTAAATCATTAGACATGATCTATTCAGATTCATTGTATACTCATGAAGATATAGATTTTAAATTTTTCTTTGAAGACCTTAAGACTGTGGCTGTTCGCTTCTTTGCAAAAGAGGATGTACTTATTCCTTTAAGAGGACAAAAAGCTTTTCAAATTATAAAGAACCGAGGACTTCTTGCTGGTACAGAATTTGATCTTAAATCTTTTGATTACATCATAAAGGATTTTATAGCTGATACAACTGGCTTACATAACCAAGTAGTTTCTGGTAGAAGTGGAAGTTTTTTTAAAGATGGAGTATTTACTTATACACCTGGTGATAGAAGATATAAATATTATTTTCTACCGGATAGAGAAAAAATTAATGAAGCTATAGCTCAGGGCCTGGTTTCTCCTTATGTTTTCTATGAAGAACGGGAGAAAAAAATTGATGAGGCTGTAGCTCAGGGCTTGGTTTCTCCTGATGTTTTCTATGAAGAGCTGGAGAAAAAAGGATGAAAAAAGTGTTTACAAGGATTCACCGATGTTATATAATAATACTATAATCGAGAATAACCTCGGTTACAACAGAGACTTAGGAGGATGAATCATGGAACTCAATAAACTTAAATCAAAAAAACTGGGTATGAGCTATGGTCACAAACAAGAGATCATGGAACTGGAAGAGGCTACAGGGTTAACTGTAACTCTTCTGTCACAATTTAAAGACCGGGGCTGTGCTATTACCCTGGAAGATATACCTTCTGGCCAGATTTCAGTAAAAGAGTTTATCCACAATCCTTTATTTGAGCTCTTTGAAAGAAGTTTTGGCTATCAGATTGTTACAGGTGAAAATGAAGTGGATGCTATTTACCTCTATTTTGACAACACCTATAACTGGAGCCTGCCGATTAACACATACCACCTGGAAAAAGTTATAGACTGTTTAAACAACAGTGATGACTGCATGGGTACACGGTTTTCTTTTCATACTGAGAAAACCCTGGTGTCCATCTTTATGGAGGTGATATAATGAAACCAACGATCAGAAACTTTGAGTATGGTCCAGAACTTTATGAGGACCTGGAAAACCTTGAACAGCAGTTAGATGCTGCTCTTGTGAAATACTCCTGGTCAAGTTTAAACATGGTACATCTGGAATTCTGTGCTGGTGGCTCAGTTGATGTTACTCCAATATGTTTTATTCAACCTGATCTTTCTGAACTTTTTAACAGTATCCACAGCGTTGAGTTTTCTTATAGCGACGCTCATGTGTGTTACAGTGAGTTCAAATCAATTTATGAAATTGATAGTATGGTAAAAGAGTATAATGCTGATGAATGGCATTTTGAACTATCATATCAATATATGATTGACTATGATGGTGATCCTCGTGTAACCTATACTTTAAAGGTGAAATCATGAATGGACACGTGATCATTTCACCTGCTTACGGGCGGGACTATAAAACAGCTGAAGCAGCTATCAAGGATTTTGAAGATGGCAAAGACTTCATTCTTCATGACATGTTCACTCGCGGCAAGTATTGCTCCATTAGAGATTTTCCGGGCAAGCTTGTTGAGATCAGATACAACAGATTTCAAGATTTGATTATGAAGGAGGTCCCATGCAAATAAAAGTTTTAGCACTCCTTGAGAGTAAGCAGAAACATTCAATTGGAACTCGCTTTGTGTTTTATACTAGGCTTAATAACAAGCCTAAGTATGGTCACCTATTACACTGGTCCTTTGTATAAAGATGCAGAGATCGACAAGCTCTATATCATCACTGGCCAGGAGGGTGCATGTGGTGACGTGCAGAAAGAGTTTATCAACGGTGAAGAAGTTATACTGTTCAAAAATCTTAAGATGAAGGAGTTCATCACAGACAAAGAAGCAGCAGCACTTAAATCTTTAGATAAGGAGTATCAACAATGAAATTTTATCATGAATGGCGAGAAGCTGAAATCAAGGACCTGAACGACTATGTTGCCAAGCGAATTAAAGAGCTTGATGCAAAAGAACATGACTATAACATGGTGTATGACCTGGCCGAAGAGCTGGCTATCGAGGGCTATCGGTCATCTTATAGCTATACCCGGTTGGACGTTTGGCCTGAGAAAGTTGAAGAGGTTCCATTCATCATTGAACTGATCAACGATTTCATGGATGACCACGACATTGAGATTGCAGAGGATAACTTCTGGACTTTTAATGATGCTGGTGGCTGGTGGACTCTTATTGCACCTTTTGCTCGCATTGAGGTGAATGTCAATAGTATCTGCAAGCAGGTTGTCGTCGGTAAAAAGATCATTGAGGAGACCAAATACATATGCGGTGGGGAATAATCCTCATACAAGCATTAATGCTGATTCTGCTCGCGTTAGAGTATCAATCTCAACGCGAGCAGAATCGTCAGTTGAAAATATTGTATGACCAGGCTATACAGTATAGCCAACAACACATACCACGTAAGACAGCCAATGAGCGTCTGCTGTGGAAAACAAAAGGATAAGGAGGCTCGTATGAAAAGAATTGCAGAAATTATTTTTACTGAGGCTTTTAATGATGACCCCAAACGGTACCATTATTTCACAGACGACAATGATCTCAAAACTGGCGATGTCTGTGTGGTTGATTCTGGTCCTGGGCTTGGCGTAGCTACTGTGCAGCGCTTTGTCAAGACTAGTGACAAGGCACATGCCTGGGTGGTTCAGAAGATTGACATGGTCGCTCATGCCGATCGTTTGAAAAGACAGCAGGAAATTGAGGACATTAAATCAAACCTGGAAAATCTTCGGAAAGACTTTGAAGAGAAACGGATCTGGGAAGTTCTTGCATCAGATAACCCCGTTGCTGCAAAACTCCTGGACACACTTAAAAAACTGGAGGACTAAATGGGAGATCATGCAAAGTATTCTCCGTCGCAAATGCCTCGTATTATCAGGTGCCCAGGGTCTATTGACTTTGTTGAGTACCTGATACAGAAACAGGAAATACCGATGGACGACACAACGCCTTACCAGGCTGAGGGCTCAATGCTTCATCGGCAAGTTGAGAGGTTTGTTCAGAACAAGCCTTTTAATGAGCCTCTTGATGCTGAACAGACAACCGCCATTGTTGATGCTGCTGAGTTCTTATTTCAATTAGACCAGAAGTTTAAGTTTGCTGAAGTCTATTATGAACAGGAGGTCACACTGGCCAGATGGGGAATCGAGGAATGCTCAGGAACTGCAGACATTATTACAGAGGCTGTTAAACCTCGAAGTCTTCATGTTCTGGACTGGAAGTTCGGCAAAGGTGTATTTGTTCCAGTTGAGAAGAATGAACAGTTGATGACTTATCTTCTCGGTGCTCTACAGGCTGAGCAGAATCTGGATGACTATGATGAACTCTGGATTCATATTGCCCAGCCTCGCCTGGAGAATTATGCCTCATACAAATGTACTAAAGATGAGCTCTTGGGCTTGGTAAATGCAATTAAGAATGCCCAGAAGTCTCATCGGATTGAGGCTGGTGAAAAGCAATGTTTTTGGTGCCGAGGTAAAAACCGTTGTTCTGAATATGAGGTCATGGTTCGTGGGAAAGCTGCTTTAGTTTTCCAAGTGAATGATCTTATGAAGCAGAATGAATATCCATTCGAAAAGATGGCTAAAGTCCTGCTTCTTGAGAGCGATTTCAAAAAGATATTCAAAGCAATTAAAGACAGTTTACAGGAGCTGAACAATGAACAACTCAAAGTGCTCAAGCTTAAAAGAGTGGCTGGCCGCAGCATACGGCAATGGGCTTCTGCTGAAGCCACAGCACGTTTCCTCATGGACAAGTATGAAGCGGAACCCGAGTCTATCACAACAACTCCAGAGCTTAAGTCACCAGCTCAAATTGAAAAAGAGTTCAAAGGAATAGCAAAGGACATGGAGTATCAAGCTTTAATTGTGAAGCCTGTAGGTGCTCCAGTTTTAGCCAGTATTTCTGACCCGAGACCAGAATATCAACAAGACGCGTCCTCGGTGTTCCAGAAGTACCTGGAAAAATAGTAAACACTTTTAAAAAATAAGTGTTTACAAAGTTCAAAATTCATGCTATATTATATAGTATGATTAACAACAACCCAAGTTTTAGGAGGTACGCCATGAGTGAAAAGAATGAAATGAGTAAACGTGACATCGTTATTGCCGAGATCGAAAAAGGTGGAGCAACAATGGATTCCCTGTGTACTGCAGCCGATTGCAAGTACGCCAGCGTCATGAGCATCTTCTCTATGCTCCGACTGATGGGAAAATGCCCGGTCAAAGATGTTCCAGTCAAAACTGAAGATGGTAATGAAGAGATGACTTACCGGTTCGTCACTCCGGAAGAATGGGAAAAGATGAAAGAGGAAAAGGCTGCAAATGCCAAAACCCGCACCACTTCATCCCGGACTCCGTATGATGTTTTGCAGGCTGCTGAAAAGAAAGTTGAGCGGACGGAAAAAGCCTCTCAGCTGGCTGATGAACGCGCCAAGAAAGATGAAGCTGATCCTGTGCTGGCCCTGAAAGCACAGATTGCATCCCTCAACTATGATCTGGCAAAGATTGAACTGAAGGAAGCTACCAAAGCTTTCAAGAAAGCCAAAAAAGCCGGTGAACCCACCGGTGAGCCTGAAGATACACAGGCCGCTTAATTTATTCAGTTCTACTCAATTCTGAAGAGTAGGTCCCTTAATTGGGACCTACTTTTTCACTTAAACTCCACAATAAACGTTCGGAGGAAATCTTATGTCAAATCTAAATGCAATTTTGAAAGACAGAAAAAATACCCATGGTCCGTTTCGTCAGTATGCTAAAGCTGCACAGACCTTAAAGAAGGCTATTTCTGGATATGAACCAGGACCTGGTCATCTTAGCTCTGTGCAACGGGAAGGCCTGGATATGATCTGTGGAAAGATAGCTCGTATTGTTACTGGTGATCCCGACCATGTCGATCACTGGGAAGACATTGCAGGTTATGCTACTCGGGTAGCTGAAGACCTTCGTGGACCTTCAAATGAATAGAGAGTGTCCATACTGCGGTGAAGAGTTCACGGATAATTCTCGCAATATTATCTGTGCAGAATGCCGTGCTAAACAGCACCATGAAGATATTCTTGAGGAGGTATTATGCTTGACGAGCAAGAGCAACATTGGTATTTTACATGGGGCTTCGGCCAGGAACACCCAAATTGTTACACCAAAATTTGGGGAACATTTTCCTCAGCCCGGGATGAAATGATTCGTCGTTATGGAGACAAGTGGGCTTTCCAGTATGAATCAGCAGACTCCGCAGGTGTTGACAGATGGAATCTTAAGGAGATAAAATGAAACTGCAAACGTATAACGATATAACAATTGAATGCCTGGATTATACACCCATCTCGGGGAATATATTCAAGCTCGCTTGTGACATCTGTATGAAGAAAACAGATGACATCGATCCCGAGTATACCAACGAAGATTTCTCACCACTGGCCAGGAAGTTGATTCAACAAAGTCATACAAGTATTCTTGAGCATGCGAACATCGTGTTCTTGTGCAAAGGAATCTCTCGTTCTCTTCTGGCTCAGGTTACTCGGCATCGGACCTTTTCCTTCACCAGTGCCTCTCAGCATTATCAAGACTACCGAGAGTATCCTATGAGTATTCGACCTGACTGCCCTGTTGCGTTTTCTTACGCTGAGGCATTAAACAGTGCCCTGGACTGGTATATCCATCTCATTAGCATTGGTGAGAAGCCTGAAGAGGCTCGACAAGTTCTGCCCAACGCATGTACAGTGAATCTGATGATCACAGCAAACCTGCGAGCTCTTATCAACTTCTTTGAGCAGCGATTGTGCAACAGAAACACTGAAGAGATGCAGACTTTTGCATTCAAGATGAAAAGAGTCTGTGACAACATCATGCCCTGGGTTTTTGAACATGTAGGAACATCGTGTTTCACAGGCAAATGTAATCAAGGAGCCATGTCATGCAAAAAGAATTAGAGCAGATTCAGAGGCTCCAAAAAGAAATGGGTTATCAACAGTTCATTGACAAGCATATAGACAACCGTCTTATGTATGCCCGCGATACTGCTTTAGCTCTTGTTATTGAGCTCGTTGAGACTATGCAGGAGACACCTTGGAAACCCTGGGTTGATCCTGATAAGCAACCTTTTAATCCACCTAAGATTGCACGTGAGCTGTGTGATGTTATGGTGTTTACTTTAAACCTCTTTAACACGCTCTGTCCCGATGAAAGCATTGAGGAAGCTTGGGCAGAAACATTGGATAAAATCGAACAACGAATTAATGTAAAAAGGAGAAAATGATTATGGGTATTGTATTAGAAAATGTTCGTGTGTCTTATGTGAATTTCCTGGAACCCAAAGAAAGCCTGAATGGTGAACTTGCCTACAGCTGCTGTGTTCTGATTCCGAAAGACGACAAAGCCAACCTGGCTAGGGTTGAGCAGGCTATTGAGAAAGCTATTGTAAAAGGGAAGTCTACCAAATGGGGCGGGAAAAAACCCAAGTTCCGTTATGAGCCTCTGCGTGATGGCGATACTGAGCTCGAGTCTGGTGACCGGGAAGGCAAAGAGTATGAAGGACATTATTTCTTCAACTGTACTATGAAAGCCAAAGCCGGAAAACCTGGAGTTGTTGATGAGAACTGCAAGCCAGTGATGGACTCTAACAAGTTCTATTCTGGCTGCTATGTTCACATTGAGGTCAACCCATATCCGTACAGCAACAGCGGAAACAGTGGTATTGGCTGGGGTCTGCAGAATGTTATGTTTGTTGAGGATGGTGATCGTCTCGACGGCCGGCGTTCTGCTACTGAAGCATTTGAAAGTCTAGCGCCCCAGAAACCTGGAGAAGAAGACGACGCATTCTAGCATTTAACTTTTAACCGATTTCTCTGGGCCCTGGGCACTGGCAAATTTATTTGATTAAATTGACATCCTGTGATCGATACCAGGGCCCAGAGATTCTCAATAAGGAGTATTGTATGGATATAATTCTTGACTATGAAACTTATTCAGAAGTCTCACTCCAAAATGCTGGTGCTACAAAATATTGTCAGCATCCATCAACGCGTCCATTATGCTTAGCATACAAACCTTTTAATCCTTTAAATCTTGATGAGGAATATCCCACTAAGCTGTGGGTACCAGGATTTGATGAGCCTTTCCCAGACTTCTCTGGGTACGAATATAAATGGGCTTTCAATACATACTTTGACTATAATGTCATGCGATGTAAAAACCAGGACACAAACCTCAATGAATGGAAAGATGTTGAGGTTGTCCTTTCAAAGTATTCTCTTCCACAAAATCTCCATGATGCAGCAGAAGTCACGGGTGCTAAAATTCAAAAGCATCCTGATGGTAACTTGATTATCAACCGCTGTTGTAAGAAGAACTCCAATCCTCCAACAGAAGATGACATGCAGAAGCTCTATATGTATTGCATCCAAGACGTTGACGCAACATTAGAAGTTCTGCGTGCCTGCCCACGAATAGACATCTCAGATTATGAATGGAGGCTTTGGCGTATCACATGTATAATGAATCAGAATGGTTTACCTATTGATTATAAAGCAGTTCAAGCAATTAAAAACCGTTGTGATTCATATAAACAAGTTATCCTGGAGATGTTACCAGAGATTACTGATGGAAAGATCACAACCCCAAATCAGCATGCTAAGATCAAACAATTCTTACATGAGCATGGGGTTAAAGTTCCCAATACAACAGCTGACACTCTGGAAAAGCTGATGGAAAAGCCTGAAGATCTTCCTGACAATTGTCGAATGCTTATTGAGATTCGACAAGCAGCAGGAGCCTCATCTGTAGCTAAGTTCGATAAGCTTTTAGAAATGCGCAACAATGACAAAGTGCATGATTTCCTGCGCTATGGGCATACAAACACTCAGCGCTGGGGTGGAGCAGGCTTTCAAGTACACAGTCTCCCAAAGAAGACTGTTGATGACCCTGATGAGCTCATCCGAAAATTCATCGACAATGAAGAATTAGATGAGAGTCCTATCCAGGCGGCAAAAGCTTTATGTCGCCCTGTTATCTTGGCACCCACTGGCCAGTTGTTATATCAGGCAGACTATTCAAGTATTGAGTATCTGCTTCTTATCTGGATTACAGATATGTATGACATGCTCGAGCTTTATGAGAAGGGCAAGAGCGCTTACATAGACATGGCAGCTTATCTTTTTGAAAAGCCATATGAATCTATTGATAAGCATGCTACGGATAATCTTGAATACTTCCTTGGGAAACAGGTTATCCTTGGTTGTGGGTACCAGATGGGTGCTATAAAATTTCGGGATACCTGTCTACGGTATGGACAAGAAATTACTCCCGATATGGCAAAGTTCGCCGTGACAAAATACCGGGAGAAATATGCTCCTATTGCTGATCTGTGGAATAAAGTTCATAAGGCAAGTGTTGCTGCTATTATGAATCCTGGACAGAAATATGAAGTATATAAATGTATCTTTCAAGTTCAAAAGGACCCTCGAGGAAATGTCTGGCTTATTATCACATTACCTTCAAACACAAAACTTTTCTACCATTCACCTGAAATTGCTTCAGGTGCTTATGGTCCTGAGGTAAAGCATATGGGTCTTCACAATTATAAATGGGTCCGTCGCTTCTTATCTCCTGGTCGTATAACTGAAAACATTATCCAGAAACTTGCTCGGGATTTGATGGCTTATGGTTTAACTAAGGTTGTTGAAACTGAATTTACTCCATTAATGACAGTTCATGATGAACTTGTATCTTTAGGCCCAGAAGATAATGCCGATAAACGACTGAAACGTTATTTAAAATTGATGGAGCTTACTCCTGCCTGGGCAGAATCGATTCCACTTAAAGCTGGAGGCTACTATGGGAAAAGATATAAAAAAGATTAAATGTATGGCAGACCTTGCGTCATTTGTTTTCTCGAAAGGTGAAGAAGAGTTCTTCAGATCAGAGATTTCAAACTGGCATAAGTGCCTTGCTTTTCTTCGGAACAATGAAGATACAGACCAGCTCTTGATGGCCCTAGCATATGAACTACAGCATGCTAAACGGCCGGCTGTGCTCGATCGTATCCGTACTCGGTATAATAAAGTACGTGTGGTCAAAGAGCTGAAGGAAATTGAGGCTATTGTAGGAAAGGTGATCAATATTAATTATGTTTAAAATTGACCCTTTTAAAAAGAAATCCCAACGAGAGACAGGTAAGAAAGGAGTTGAAACAGATTTTGTTACTGCTGTATCTCGAGCCGGTGGAAAGGCTTACAAATTCACCTCAGAGAATAATCGAGGTGTTTCTGATAGACTAGTCATATTCCCTGGCCAGGTGTGGTTTGTGGAGATTAAACGAGAGGACACTGATCTCTCACCATTACAGGTTGTTTTCAAAAACTTTATACTGCAGAATAATCTTAATCATTTTGTGGTATATGGTAAACCTGGAATCAAACAATTTTTACAGGAGGTATCAAAGTATGATAAATGCAGAAAAGCTTAAAGACTATGATCCAAAGCGCTTTGACAAAGGCTTTGCCTCTGTTAAACGGAATGGAATCCATGGTATATATGATCCAGCTCACGGGTTTATATATTCCCGTACACCAGCAAAAATTCACGGACTTGAACATATTACAGCTGAGCTCAAAAATTTGGATACAGTTCTTGAGTATCCTGTTGTTGGTGAAATCATTATTCCTGGCATAGACTTTGAAACAGCATCAGGTCGGATTCGTAGTTACAATCCAACACCTGAAGCTCTGTTCCATATCTTCAATGTGATTACATCAGAACCCTTCTGGAAACGGTGGTCTAACTTTCATGAGCAGTTTTCTCCATTGCTGTGTGAGTCTCCATCAATTTATATTGAGCCTCATCATTTTATGAAGAGCCATAAAGAGTATGATACTTTTCATGATGAGCTTATTGCTGCAGGTGTAGAAGGTACATGTCTGATTCATCCCGACCATGTTTATCAACCAGGTAAACGAACCTGGAACTGGATGAAGCGCGTACCCTATGCAAGTCTGGAAGCCATCATCCTGGATGTGTGCCCAGGCACAAAAGGGAAGAAGTATGAAAACTCCCTAGGCCACTTTGTCTGTGAAACTCTTACCCCAATTAAAAAGATTTTTAATGTGGGGATCTTCAAAGGGCAGACAGATGCTTGGCGCCAAGATGTCTTTGACAATCGGGAAAGTTATCTCGGCGAGATGGTTGTAGTCGAGTTCAAAAATTTGTCAAAGTATGGTGTACCTGTTCAGCCACGGTTTAAGGCATTCAGATGGGATCTGTAATGAAGCTTCGTCCATATCAAATACGGGCAATAGATTATTGGCTTGAATATAAGCAAGCCTATTTTGCTATTGATATGGGGCTGGGCAAGACTGCTATCATGCTCCATGCCCTCCCTGTTATTGATAAGCCAGCCTTAGTCATTGCGCCTCTTGAAGTTGCTTATAACACCTGGCCAGAGGAGATATCAGATTGGTCTCTTCAGGGTGAGTTTGATATAGCAATAATTCACGGGCCGCAGAAGTTGAATTTGCTAAAACGCAAAGAGAGAAGACAGAGGCTCGATATTATCAATTATGAGGGCATCCCGTGGCTATATAAGGAGCTTTTTAAGCTTCATAAAGCTAACGCCCCTATGCCTTATCAAGTACTCATTATGGACGAATCAACAGCTATAAAGGACCCCAATACACATCGTTTTAAATACTTAGAAGCTATGCGAGATATATTCTCACATATTGCTTGTCTCAGTGGAACTCCCATAGGAAACTCTCTCAAAGACTTATGGGCACAATATTATATTTTAGATAGAGGACAATGCCTTGGTAGAAATTACAGAGATTTTGAAAACCAGTACTTCAAGCAAAACCCTAACAACAAGTATGACGTCCAACTTAAGCCTGGAGCGGAGCATGCAATATATAGCCGAATCGCTGAAAAGACATTTCGGCTGTCCTCAGACGACTATGTGTACCTTCCAGAGAGAATCTACAATACGATTAACCTGGGCCTTCCCGATAGACTTAGGTCCATGTACAACGATTTTGCAAAAGACTTTGTTCTTCTGTTGGAAGGTGCCACTATTGCAAGCTTCAATCAGGCGAGTCTTAACTCCAAACTTCGCCAGTTTTTACAAGGAGCCATCTATGAAAATATCGACGTTGGCACTCGGCGAACCCACGTACTTCATGATATCAAAGTCACTGCCCTTAAGCGTCTTGTTGAACAACTCAGTGGACAAAGCTTGCTCTGCCTCATCCAATTCCAGTTTGAGGTCGACCTTATTAGAAAAGCCTTCCCAGAAGCACCAGTCGTCATTGGACGTACACCAAGAGCAGATCGCAAACAGATCTTTAGTGACTGGAATAAGGGACAAATTCCTCTCTTAGTTGCTCACCCAAAGACTGTTAGCAAAGGCTTAAACCTCCAACACGGTGGGCACAACATTTGTTGGTTTGCTCAAACCTACAGTTTACTAGATTATCTTCAAGCTAATAAACGTTTACATCGTTCAGGCCAAAAGAAAACTGTTGTTATTCATCACATGGTTTTCAAAGAAACGGTTGATGAAACAGTATCTAAAGCCTTAACTACAAAAGGTATGACACAAGATAAGTTACTATCATTCTTAAAAGAGGAGACTATAAAATGGCTAAAGAAGGAGTCCTAAAGTATTACGCTGGTGGGAAGCTTATATCAATTGAAGAGAAAGACAGATTACTCGCTGGCCAAGAGAAAAGAGTGGTATTCTCGCCTATTGACAAGCCCGGCGCACCCTTTGCTTTTAAGCAAGGCTTGTTTCAGAAATGGGAAAATAATATTGATCCAGATGATCCCATATTAAAAGATGTTGAAAAAGAATGTGGGCTTCCTCTGGACAAAACATTTATCATTGAGGCAATAAATAGTCAAGGAGCTTTCTCAGCTATTTATGCTTTACTCGAGAAAGGAGATGAATAATGGAATTGCCTTGGACAAAATGGGATGAACGTTTTATGGAGCGGGCTAAACAGATTGCTAGTTGGAGTAAGCATCCAAAGCATAGAGTTGGTGCAGTAATTAAAGACCCTCTGCATCGACTTGTAGGTGAGGGCTATAACGGTCCGCCTATGTTTACTATTGATGCTGTTGATTCAGAAGAAGAGCTCCGCATGCGATCTTTACATGCGGAGCTCAATGCGATTCTCCATGCCTCACGTTTGGACTTGAAAGGGTGTGTCATGTATGTTTACCCCTACGCCCCATGTGCATTATGTGCTGCAGCTATAATCCAGAAGCAAATTAGGGAGGTTATCTACTTTACCGATGGACCAAAAGATCAACTACAACATTGGAGAGAATCACAAATCGTTGGTGCAAGAATGCTTGGTGAAGCAGGTGTTATTTTAAGTGCATTCATTTAGCAAGCAGTCTGGAATCTGAAACTGTTCAATGTTAAATCTACATTTTAAATGGTCATAGAGGATCTGAAATTTTCTCAGATCCTCTTTTGACACAGGCCAAGCCATCCCACCGGCAATTCGAAGAACTCTATACATAGCCTCAACTTTAATCTTGTTTGCATGATGAAGTAAAGCTGTATCCTTAAAGAGCTCATCTGCTTCTTTCCTGGACAGTATGTGTGTAATATAAATCCAGTCGTGAATCAAAGCAGCAGTTACAATATAAGGATGAAAAGGTGTATAGGTTAACATCCAAGCTAGAGCTGGTATACTCGCTCCATCAAATAAAAATCCAGCAGGTATACGGATAACTCGCCCGTTCCAGATTGTACTATAATCCTCAACAAGACGATATAGCCTACGCCCAGCCTCTGGTGCAGGCTGGACATTAGGATAAAGCATATCGACCTCGTGTTCTAGGATGCACTTGAATATGAAAGTGCATCCCTCTCCCTGAATCATGCAAGATAGCTACCTGCATCCCAGGTCTTTCAGGATCATAGATCCATTTATCATTTATTTCCTGCTCGATGGCTTGCGCACGATCAGCACCACCGTTATAATCCCAAGAACGAATATCAACAGCTCGGACAGGAATAACACCGTGTAAGTCATTAGGATGCTCTTGCTCCCTATAATACTCGGTAAACATTACTCCATGATTTTTTGCCACCCACAATATAATTTTCATAAGTGTAGGATGACATGGATGCTTCAACATTCCGGCCAAAATCTCAGCATTTTTAATTTCAATAACTCCAGGATTTAATGCCACTATTTAGTCCTTTCATAAAGAGCTTCTTTTAGAATGTTACGTTGATTTATATATTTCTCAACAGCGCTATTATACTCTTCTTCTGTTATCTCTCCACGGTGAAACTCTCGTCGTAAACGATTTATACTTTTGCCAATCCCAATGTCAATCCGCATGATCTCGCTTCTTAAAGTTCGATTCATAGCTTCTTCAGTAGCTGATGTAACTTTAACTCCTAGGATAGCTTGCATTGCTTTATCTCGGAATGTTACCTCCTGGCCAGTGTAGTCAATGACATCGCGCTGGAGTGAATCAACTCCTTTCATAAGTTGGTTATAGCCATAGTTCCCAGGAGTAAGAGAGGGCGTAAACTCTTTCCAAGCCATGGCGCCAATCTTACCAAGCATCTGGTTCATGTTATCGATATCAGTATCATAAATCTCTTGCCCCGTAAAGTCGTCTTTATTCATTGCAACTTTATACAGGACTTTGATGAACGGGTTATTGGTTGGAGCATAAGCACCTATTGGAACATCCGTTTGGCCCCACTTGTCATCAAAGACACCCATAGGGGTGAAGCGAGAAATGTCCCAATATTGCATATTACCATCTTGATCCCGCCAGGGCAGAGGCATATGTAGTGCACCAAATCCAGGCATATTCTCTCGGTCACGTTTTATTTCTCCTTTGTCTGCACCTGTCATATACTCGGCGCCTTTAACCCAGGCAGCATAAGTTGCTCCCCAGAGTGCTAGTTTGTGTGGATGACGTATTACCTCTCTGGCCAGTAGACCAGACCACTTATATGTAAATGTGAAGAATGGAGAGGCATATCGTTTATAATGTCTGACCAGTGGTGGTACATCTCTGTAATTAAACAGGTAGTCCTCAGCCTTCTTAGCAGCTTCATCAACAGATGCGCCAAGCTTTCGTGCTTTAATGAAAACTGCCATCTTAAAGAACTGCTCATTCTTTTCATACAGAGCAGCTGGTGTATTAAACCATTTCTTGAAGAAAGTCTTTGCTTTCTCGGGAGTACCAATCTGCTCAGGGTGCTCACGAAAAGAACTCAGGGCTTTTCTAAACTGAGAGAGTTCAGCAGCTGAGAATGTATTGTTCATCAAGCCCCATTCTTCAGCCTCTCTGAACCACTTATTTGCAGCTCTACCACGGATAGCTTGAGCAGCCTGGGTATATGTCTTGATATCACCAGGTGAAACACCACCGAGATGGGCCAAGAAAATATTGGATACTGTGTTTGCTACATGAGTAGCAGGGTTAAAGACAGCTTTACCCAGTTTCCACAAGCCCATGATCTTATCATAGTTACGGATAAATTCATTTGTAACTTCGCCTAAGTCATCGATATCTTGTGCTATTTGTTTATCAACATACCAGCCATTCAACTCACCATAACGTGCGCCTTTTAACTGACGAAAGTGCGATGGTATAAGTTCAGGATCAGTATCCTTTGCAATAGCCCAATATGGATTCTCAGATACAGCCTTAAGAAAACTTTGTCTTTGAAGATCAATAGCTTGTTCTGCAAGTCCTCGAGCAGCAGCAAAAGAAGCACTATCGATTGCATTATCTGTTTTATATAAAGCTCGTTTAGCCTCCTCAGGAAGTAGTACATCTTTATATGTACGTGTCAGCTGTTTCCGTTTTGGGTTGTAAGGATTACCAGAACCCATCTTCAATAACTCTTCTATCTCAGATATCTCAGCACGGTTCTCCTCGATAAGATCACTGCTTACTCGACCAACATTACTCTCAGTCCAGGCTTTAAGTTTCTTCAAGTGCTTCTGAAGCATCTTTCTTTCCTGGCCAGTGATGCCTTCCTTTGTCCGGAATAAGACTGGTAAGTATTGATATGAAGAGCCAACTTTATAATGCTCTTGGAGCATCTTAGAAGCCACAAGAACCTGGTCTTGGTTGTCGGAGAATCGAATAATATTTCTAAGCTGAAATCTTTGCTTACGTGTAAGGATATCATAAGCATCATAGTTACGAAGTTCTTGGTCACGAGCTACTTCACGGAGCTCAGTAAATATTTCATTTACTCGACGAGCGGCTTTAGTGATTTCAGGGTCAGAAGAAATACCACCACGTAAAACCTGCATCAGACGTTGCTGCTCTTTCTGAGTTGGTGCAAGAGCATCTAGTTCTTCTGCAAGTTTCAGTGTATGATCTAGGATTCTATTTGTCTGTCGATCATATTCAGTTACAAGTTCTCGGTATTCTTTTGGAAGATCAATACCCAGGAGCTTACGCATTTGAGTACCATAGATTTTTCCAGAGAACCAGTTTTTAAATGTGTCAACAACCTCATTACTCTTACTTTCCCACCGTTGGAAAAAGCCTTTCTTAATAGAGCTTGCTGCTATTCTTGTTGAAAGTTCTTCCGTAGCTTCAACAACATCAGGGGCTTCTGAAAACTCTGCTTTATTTACACTGCCCCATTCAGCGCTTATCTGTTTATTAATTCTCCAGGCTTCGCCACCGTCGATAGCTTTTTCAAGTGGTTTACCCGCTAATGTTACAACATCTGAAATGTCTCGAGTCCGGGCCATTTGCTCACCGAAGGTTTCTCTATAAAGCCATTCAGATGCATCCCACATGGCTGCTTGGTGCTTGGGCAGAATTACTTTATGTTTTACAGTGTCTTCTACTGCTTTGTAAACCATAGCTCTTTTATCAGAAGGGAGCCGATCAATAATATCTTCAATATGATTAAATATCATTTGTTCTTCAAGAGTCTCAGCTCCACCTTTTCGCATGCCTGTTGCGTACCAGTACAAAAGCTTATTGAAAGTCATCGGGGCTGAGCCTGAAGGTAAACCTTCCCATCGAGCAATGGCATGTGTGCGTTCATGAATCATAAGATCACGATGATATTGCTTGTGGGGCTCATAAATAATTATTGATTTTAACTCTGGAAAATAAGCAGCACCAGAAGCTCCCTCTTCTGCGGGTTTCCATATAACGCTTATAGTATCAGCAAACTTTTCATCAGTATATGGGTCAATAAAAATATCAAGGTCTGCTTCATCCCAGACCTCACTTAATTTATATTTTTGATAAGGCTCTATATCAACTTTAAAATTTGCAGTATCTGCATCTGGCCAGTAGGCCATCCATTGGCCATCAGGTGTTTCTACCATACGAGTTGCAAGAGCTATCTTACGTGGGTCAGACCCAGCAGCTTTCATCTTCTTTGCCTCTTCAAGGCTTTTCATTACTTGCTCACCAACTCCTGTTTGGTCCCAACCACCTTTCTTTGCGCGAGCAACCATAGCTCTTGAAGCTGATGTGGGTGTAGCATAAAACTTTTTTACAAGGCCATAGCCAGCCATACCTGCGCTAGCTACACCTAAACCCGTAATAAGAGCACGACCAGGATTATAACCTACAATCCGTTTCTTTTCGTCATCCCATTCAAGACCAGCATAAGTACCTGCGGCCATACCTGTAACTGAATTAGTACCAGCACTTCCTTTAGCACGGCTAAGCATGTCTTTATGGACAGCGTCTACCGTTTTTTCAGCAACCTGCTCTGGCTCTAGTTGACTATAGAACTTTCGAATTTCAGTGCCATCATAGACACCTTTATAACCAGCTTTCTTCAGTTCATCTGCGAGCATGCGAGCTGATGGACCTGCTATAAAGAACTCGTCCAGGTCTTCAGCTTCATCAAATGTGTCAGGGAAGATTCGAGCCTTTTGATTAATCTTTTTTACATCATCAAGGTTAGCAAAAGAACCTTCAGCCATTTCAGAAACATCTGCAACCTCTTCCTCGAAGATAGGATCCTTTGCAGCTTTCTCTTTAGCTTTTGCTCGGGCTTGTTTCTTTGCCTCAGCCTTTACTTCTTTTGTAACATTCAAAGGACGTTGTTTTTTATCAACTTTAGCTTTGCCTATTCGATCGGCTTTAGTTTTTTTCTTATCCAGTTTCCGAGCGATATTAACAAGATTAATCTCGTCTGAAGTTATCTTGTGAGCCTTTTTAACAGTTTTAGCAACTTCTCTACGAGGTAAATTAATACCAGCTTTTTTATAAGCATCAAGTGCAACATCGATCCCTTGCTCCAATTTGAATTGCATAAGGCCACCAGCAATAAGGCCTATCCCAAGCATTGACCCGTGCTTGACTAAAGCAGGAACTTCAGCGTCCATAAAAGCTTCTTCAACTTGGTCAAGAGTCTGCCCCACCATAACTTCAGTAGGTGTTGCAGCAACCATAGCTTTTGTGAAACCTTTGACTCCAAGAGAACCAGGACCTGTGATAAGACCCCGGGTAAGCATGCCCATACCTTTACCTACAAGACGAGTATAGGCTAAGGGTCCTGCAACCATGTCAGCAGGACTTATCCAGGATTCATATATACCATCAGCATCCTGCTCTACAACATAATTGTGATGCTCATCTACAAGCATAGCCAGCTGTTCTTCAAGCTGCATCATTGCTGCTTGCTTCTCTTTCACAGGCATAGTTGCAGCTTGAACAGAGCCCATCTGTTGCTGGAGTTGTTCAAACCGATACTCAAAAGTTTCCTCAGCATCCATCACTTCATACTTAGGAATCTCTTTATTTGGTGTAGGAGATAAAGCACCAACAGCTCGATCTGACTGTGTAAGAATAGGAGAAGACGATGGTTCCCACTGGCCAGTGGGTGAAGCTGGTGCAGATACTTTTGTCTTTGTCCGATCAAACCTTATAGGCTCAGGAAGAGGCAGAGTATCGTTAGCCCGACTCTCTTTATCCTGGACATAAGTTCGCTTCTTCTCATCTTCCTCTTTGAGCTTCTGAGTTATCGAAACATAATTTCGTCCTGATACTTGCATATGATTCTCCTATCTCGGAACGTCGTCCAGATCAATTCTTTCAAGTGTCACTATATTAACTAGGTATTTTCCACGTCGTTGCCAGATTTGTCCAGATTGATCTTTAATGCTCTGGCCATCTTTGACTTGTGTGTTGCGTATCAGAGCTGGATCAAGCCCAGATTTCTCAAAAGGAATTAGAGTCTGAGCTGTATAAAGCATATCTGAAATAGCATTATTATCCCAGCCCCTATTCTGCATAGCTTGGCCAATGACATGTTCTGGAGTTCCTTGACGCAAGAACTCTTGAGCTATTTGAATAGTCTCTTTCTTGTTATTCCATTGACCTTTGTTAGCTGGAGGCATTTGCTGCTTCAGAAGTATACCCCAGTTCTCTTCTTTAGCATACCGATTGATAGCTGTAGGGACAGCCTCTTCAAGAGATACACCCGCCTGCTGTGCTACTTCCTGAGTAAGCTGCTCCATCCTGTTTAAAGCTGAAAAGTAATGACTCCTTTGTTTCTCTGAAGGAGCTAATGTATCAGCAAAAGCCAGTTGCTTTGCCTGCTTCTGGAGACCCTCAAACCATTTAGGAATCTTTTCTTCTTTTGAACCTGAGCCTGTTCCACCCTGGCCAGGGTAGGGATAGAATCGATTTGTTTTGGAGCTCCGTTGTCCAAGACCAAGAGTCGGATGCTGTTCTTCTGTAAAGGTCTCACCAGCTTCCTCTTCCTTGCTTTGTACATGCTTTGGATAGTAAGTCTTTTCTTTAGTACTTACTTTCATTTTGAAGGCCCCACGTTTGTCTTCACCTTCAATGTATTGCTCTTGCTCTTCGGGCTGAGCTAAGATCTGCTCGATTACGGGATTAAGGACCTTCAGTTCAGGAGCTGTTACCTTATTATATTGTGCCCACTGAGTTACAACCTCATTTGTGGGCTTATCAATTTCAAGAAGACTCTGACTCAGCTTTGATATACGAGCTTGCTGAAGAGTCTCTTGAACAAGTTGATCTCTCAACCGTTCCTCTTGCTGCCGCTGAGCAACTGTTCCAAGAATCTGGGTAGCTGTCCCAGGCTGTGGTGAATTCTGTGCTGTACTAAAAAATGACATGCTACCTCCTTATTATAAAAACGGAATCTTGTCAACAAGTGCTTTGGTCAAATCAGTATCTACTAGAGAGTCAACAGTATCCCAGATATTAATTGCATCTGCTCCAAGTCCAAGAAGCTGAGAAATCTTATCTACACTTGAAGGCTGAGCTAGCTCATCAGCCCTATTAAACTGTCGAACACCTTCAGAAAGCTGAGTATCAAATTGACGTTGGTCCTCAGCAAACCCAAGATTGAATTGACGAGAGAGCTCATCAATACGACGCTCATCTTGCATCAAAGATGAAATAAACTTCTCGCGTTCTGTGTTGTGCTGCTGGTCAAACTGATGCTCAAGCTCAGTCATCTTCTGATCAGTAAAAAGATAGCCCATGATATTATTCAGCTGATCCTGATTACTCCGAGGCATTACTGTTATTGGTTGTCCGCCAACTGTTGCTGAGATAGATTGTCCACTTATATCCTGAGCTTGGCGAACAAGGTCATTTAAAAGATCCTCCTGGCCAGGACGTTCTTCAGGACGATCAATATCCTCAAACTGAAGATCATCTCGAAGAGAAGGAGACACGTAACGGTAATCCCCGTTGTCCGATGTGGTAATCTTCCTTAAATCAGTCACACCCTCAAATGGGATCACACCCTCTGCCCTTCCGTAATCCTTGAAGTGCTGTTCATACGGATTATCTGCGTCTGGGTATAATGCTCTGATATTTGCAGCGATGTCATCAACTGTTTTTGCTGGTGCATCGGGATGGTTGACCTTCCACTCAGCTAGTTTGTTCTGTAAATACAAGTCTTTGTCGAATGTCAATGACCTGCCTGCGCCAGAATTGCTTGCCGTATCGTATGGATCATTAGGATTAATTGCCATATTGTTGCCTCCACTATTTGTCTGTCCTGTTTGGGCTTCCTGTGCTTGTTCTGTCTGTTCCCCGCCAGGAACTGTATACTCAAGGGTTGAGAAATCAGACATTTGCTGGTCTCTCCCCGTGTATCCAGTCATGTCTATTTTATAAGTGAAACCCGGTAACAGAGTTGCGCCAGCAGTATTGTCATCCCTTCGATTTCCGCTCCCGGTAGCAGCTTTTATGAGTTTGGCGCGAGGGTCATTTGGGCCTATCGTTATGATCTTATCTTTTAAGTTGACCCCTTTTTCTCCAATTTTGACAACGTAGTCATCATATCTGATACCAGCATCATATGCATCTCTTCCAGATAACCCGGCAGTCCTTGGATTAATGGTATGCACCATTATTTCTCGTTCTGGTGGTTTTTCTCCTCTCGCATAGGCCTCTATGTCTGGGGCAAAATGCTCCTGCATGGCAGCTACCATTTTCTCAGGAGTCATGCCTTTATCCATGCGGCCACCAAAAGCAAATGCTGAGTTTCTTGTAAGAAGCTCATCTACGGGTATTCCTTGAGCAGCCATCTGATCAAACATACTATCAAAGTAATTGACTAAGGCTTGTCCGATTTCACCGTCTCTCCCGGTGTCCTCTACACTTATATGGTAGGCATATTTTTTGGATGATGGTTCAAGGATCTTTGTCTGTGTATGGCCTTCTTCCCTTCCATAATACTTTTTAAGTCCACTGTCATAGGTGTACGTAGGATTCACACCCGAAAAGCCAATCTTAGGCTTGTCACCAAAAAGACCTTGTATAAGCTTAGGAGCAATGAAACCAGCCAAAGCCATGAAAGGTGCTGCTGCTATTGCTGCAGCTCCTCCACTGAAAGCTGAAGGAACAGGCCCAGAGATTCCACCCGGATACAGCATACCTTGAGAAGCACCTGCAGTGGCCATAGTATTTGCAGCATTATACGTTTGCCACAAATTAAAAATATCTTTTCCCTTGGTAAGAGCAGAAAGTAGATCAGTAGAACTTGATTGTTTTTCAGCCATTTGTACCTCCAGCATTTACTAAAAGAATAATGAGATTAACAGCTGTTCCAAGCAGTATAATAATAACACTGCCTAGAATAGTGCTTATCCTGTTAGCTATAGTATCCAACTTTTTATTTTGCCGTTCATCGTTCTTTTCCAAAGCTTTTATCCTGCTTTCGTGATCTACATGGTACAGACACTTTTCACCTTCCATTAAAGCCTCCTTATAAGAACAGAGAAGCTAACGTCTTTACAGGTACACTAGGATCAGATGATTTTGAATACTGGCCTAATGACATAAGGTCACCCAATAAATTGGGCTTTGTAAGACGCATCTTTGCAGCCTCTAGTCCCGCTTGCATATTCTGATTTTGGATATTCTTCAATACATCACCGGAGGCTGTCCCGATTGCATCTGATACTACCGAACTGTTAAGTATTCCACGTCGACCAAAAGAATTAACAACGGGTTCAAGGACCCCTTTTAAAAGGTCTTTTGCGTTTACACGATTCTGGTCTACTGCAGCTTTAGACAAAGCATCAACATTAGAATCAAAGCCCTGTATAGAAGCCAGAAGGTCTTCAGTAAGCTGAGGCATCAACTGGTTTATATATTGTGGAGCAATACCTGAATAAGATGATGGATATTTGTCTGGCTGATACAACTCAAGAAGGGCATCCTGAACACCCTGACCAGCCTGACCAGGGTGAACACCCTGAACACCCTGAACACCCTGAACACCCTGACCAGCCTGACCAAGCTGAATACCCTGACCACCCTGACCACCCTGGCCAGCGAGAAATACTCCTTGGGATTTAAGGAATTGCCGTTCAGAATCTGAGAGCATAGCAATTTTTTCAGGAGTTAACTGTATCTCACCAGATATAATACTTTGAACCCACTGCTGTTGTGCCGCCTGAGCAGCACTGGCTGCTGCTTTTGCGTCAGATGTACCAGTCGATGCTGAACCACCAATCGATGTTGGGTCCCCAGTGTGCGCTGGAGAAACCGCCTCCCCGTTCAGTGCATCTTCCAACATTCTGGCATTATACAATGAGTTCAAAATATAAAGCTCGCTCGGTTTACCACCAAATTTTTCGCCTGACGGAAGGGTGTATATTCCATCACTTCCCGGCGTTTGCCACGGTTTTAAGTCTACCTTGCCGATGAACTGTCGATACCAATCGGTGTCAGGCCGGTGCTGTGAGTAAAAGTCTGTTTCCATGTATCCTCCTATTCCTGTATCCAGCCGTAAACGCCTGGTTCATAAGTATTATTGTCTATCGTTGATACCCAGATCGTTCCTTCAGGCCACTGGACTTTATCACCCGTCTGTTTCAAGTTAGGGTCACCCGCACCATACGGCTGCACCCAAAGCGGTATCACTTCAGGGCTATGCACCCTGCCCCACAGCGCAGGAACGTCCGGTGGAAGCCAATCAAGCTGAGTCGTATGGGGTTGTATCACCTGCCACACTTCACCTTCGTACTGCCGCCTGTCACCTGCTACAACAGCCTCGCCTACTTTAAAGGTAGGGAACAGACTGGCATAATCGTCAATCTCTTCATCAGGTATGACAAGCTGTTCAAGCTGTTTTTGAAGAAGTTTCTTAATGGCTATCTGATCCACTCGATCTTCAGACAGCTGCCGTTGATTAAATTCTTCTTCTGTCAGATCGAAAACCTGATACACCTTTTCAACATAACCTTCATGAACACTCCAAGCAGACATATCATCAGCAACCAGCTTTTGTGTTTTGCGATTATAATTCGGAGGATTATCTACCACTGGGTAGATGCTTTCATTCTCAATCAAAAATACATCCGTTACTGGTTCACCTGTTGAAGCGTCTATCCAGTTGGGTCTGTTTTTAATTTCTTTAGCCATATTATTTTCTACTTTTACATACATAGTTAGCTCCTTATAAATTATACTGAATATTGATAAATTTTATTAGTATCTTTCTCAGCTATATACATCTTAGTACCGTCTAAACTAAAGACTATACTATAAGGCAAAGTGCCCTGAGTAGATACACTATAAGAAACAGAATCATAAGAGGCTGTAGATAAGTCCCAAGGTGTAGATAAAGAATACTGATAAATTGTATCATAAGAACCTATTAAATACATCTTAGAGCCATCTAAACTGAAAGCCACAGCATACGGAGCTGTTGTTTCAGAATTTATACTAAAAGCTGAGTCATAAGAAGCTGTGGATAAGTCCCAAGATGTAGAAAGATTATACTGGTAAATTGAATCATGCTCCGATCCTGATAAATACATCTTAGAACCGTCTTGGCTGAAGGCGATACCGTAAAGATACTGATCTCTGGTACGTATATTTAAAGAAACAGAATCATAAGAACCTGTAGATATACTCCAAGGAGTAGAAAGAGAATATTGATAAACTATGTCAAGGTTATTATCCACTACATACACTTTAGAGCCATCTTGGCTGAAGGCCATTTCTTGTGAAGAAGATACTTCAGTACCTACATACAAATAAGCAGAGTCATAAGAGGCCGTGGATACATTCCAAGGAGTAGAAAGAGAATACTGATAAATTCTGTCAAAACCTCGTCCTAATATATACATCTTAGACCCATCTGAGTTAAAGGCTACACTATATAAATAGTTATCCTCATTAGACATATCAAAAGAAACGGAGTCATAGGAGGCTACCGATAAATCCGGAACATGGTAAGCACTTGTAACTTGTTTCCAAGTGCCTCCATCATTGACCCAAACTTCTTGAATTTGTTTCCAAACACCCCCGTCATTTACATAAGGATCAGCC